GCGGAGTTCGACAAAGATGGTTGGGCTACTTCTAAAGCTATTATCCTTTCAAAGGCAATGAGAAAGATTACTCAGATGATTGGGAGACAGAAAATAGCTCTCGTATTTACAAATCAACTTCGACAAAAACTTGGTGTAATGTTTGGAGACCCTTGGACTACAAGTGGTGGAAAAGCGTTACCATTTCACGCTTCAACTCGTATCAGACTAAAGAATGTTGGTCAAATCAAAGACAAGAAAAACAATACCATCGGTATGAAGATGAGAGCTCAAGTCATTAAGAATAGACTAGGGCCACCTATGAGACATGCTGATTTCGAACTTTACTTCGAAAGTGGTATTGACAATGAAGGTAGTTGGTTAAAGGTATTAAAAGAACACAAACTTGTTAAACAAGGTGGTGCTTGGTATACGATGGATAACCACAAAGGTAAAGAGATTAAGTTTCAATCTAAGGATTGGGCTGATTACTTTAAAGATGAAGACTTCAAAGCTCATTGTTATCAGTTGATTTGCGACAAAGTTATTCTGAAATATGAAAAGAACTTTGGAATTGATGATGTAGTGGTGGAAGAAGAAGTAAGTGAGTAATGCAAAATATTTGTCTATACTCGATGAGATAAAGAAAAAAGGTGGTTCTATTGACGGTGGAGAACCAAATGACAAAGTACTAATTATAGATGGCCTAAACACGTTTATCCGAGTGTTTAGTGTTATACCAACTACCAATGAGGATGGTATTCACATTGGTGGAATAGTTGGTTTCTTGAGAAGTATTGGTTATACCATAAATATGATTAGACCCACTCGTGTCATCATTGCTTTTGATGGTAAGGGTGGTTCTAATCGCCGTCGCAAGTTGTATCCTGAGTATAAACAAAATAGAAAAACAAAATACAGAGTAAATCGTTCCAATAGTTTTGCTTCTCAAGATGATGAGAAAATGAACATGATTATGCAGATACAACGTGTAGTTGAATACTTGGATACATTACCTGTAACTGTATTATCTTACGATAACATCGAAGCTGACGACACTATAGGGTATCTCTGTAGACAAGTTCTTACAGATTCTAAAATTACTATTATGTCTACTGATAAAGACTTCTTACAATTAGCTAATGGTAGAATAAAAATTTGGAGTCCAACCAAGAAGAAAATGTATGATGAAGATGCTGTTCTTAATGAGTATGGTATTTCATCTCACAATCTTATTTGGTATAGAGTATTAGATGGTGATAAGTCAGATAATATTAGTGGTGTTCGTGGTCTTGGACTAAAAACAATCCAAAAGAAGTTACCATTCCTTAGTGAAAATCGTATAGTAGAGATGGATGAAGTTGTAAACGAATTACCAGAACATAAAGATACTATAGAACTCAATTATAAGTTAATGCAATTATCAGATGTGGATATATCTGGTTCTACTAAAACAAAAATAATACAGAGAGTAAATGAACCAATTAATAGGTTGGTGAAGTTTCAATTTGAAAAAATGTTTTTGGAAGATAAATTGTTTACAGCTTTACCTAACGTAACAAGTTGGTTGTTAACTAATTTTAATCAATTAAACCACTATGCTGAGAAGACTCACAATCAATGAGTGTAAGGTACGAAGTATTAAATAAGTTTCTAGATGTAGATTCTCTTGAATTGGATTATCATAGAGTTACTAATAATATTAGTGCTATAGATATTGAAGAGGGTATAGAAGTAATATTTAAATATTATCGTGAACGTGGTTTTCCACATTATACGGTACGTGAGGATGAGAAATATACTCATATGAAAAAACTTAGAAAGTTTGATATTGACACCATCTTCATAGATAATCAGATAATTCAAACAATGCATGCTCTAAGATTAGCTTGGAACTATTTTCCACATTGGGTTGATGTTCAATGTGGTAGTTCTAAGATGCCACCAATAGGATATTTCAATGACGATAAAATGTTAAAAGGTATAATTAGAAAGACTTGGATTTGGCAACTCAATTATGGTAGAAATAGATTTACAGAAAATAGATTTAGACAATGTTTAAAATTATATCAAGGTTCACAAGGTGTAAGTAATTTTCGACCAACAGCTGCTAAGGTAATCTATGAAAAGTTTGGTGGTGAAACTATTTGGGACATGAGTTGTGGTTGGGGTGGTAGATTACTTGGATTTTTAGCATCTTCAAATACAAAACATTATATTGGTACAGAACCATCCAGTAAAACTTATGATGGACTCTTAAAAATGAAAAAAGATTTTTCGTATTTGGGAAAACAAGTTGATATTTATAAACTCGGTAGTGAAGAATACAAACCAAAAAAAGAATCACTCGATTTATGTTTTACTTCACCACCATATTTTGATACTGAAAAGTATTCAGATGAAAAGACACAAAGTTATGTCAAATTCCCAACACAAGATAATTGGGTAAATGGTTTTTTAAAAAAGACAATTGAAAATTGTTATAATGGATTAAAAGAAAATAAGTATATGTTAATCAACATTGCAAATACACCAAAATATAAGTTTATAGAAGAAGAAACTGTAAGGATTTCAAAAGAGTTAGGATTTGTACAAGAGGATACTGTACAACTAACGTTATCAAGTGTTATGGGGGCTGGTTATAAGTATGAACCCATTTTTGTTTTTAGAAAGGAGAGTAAATGAGTGAAACATTAACACAGTTTGGAACATCGTTCCAATCAAAAATTATAGCTTCACTAATGAGTGATGTAAAGTTCATTCAAACTATTAGTGATATATTAGAACCAGATATGTTTGATTCTGATTCTAATAAGTGGTTAGTAAAGAGTATTAGAGAATACTTTTATGAATATAAAAAACAACCTACCTTAGAAGTAGTAAAATATAAAATAGATGAGATAGATAATGATGTACTTAAATCAGGTGTAGTAGAAAAATTAAGAGATGTTTGGAAAAACATAGAAGCTACAGATTTAGAATTTGTTCAATCAGAAACATTAGATTTTTGTAAGAATCAGACATTGAAAAACGCTATTCTTGAGTCTGTTGATATGTTAGAGAATAAAGACTATGATGGTATAAAATCTACTATAGATAATGCTATGAAGGCTGGTACAACAAGAGATTTAGGTCATGATTATATTCCATCTTTAGAGATGAGGTTGGAAGAATCATCTAGAATTACAGTTGAAACTCCTTGGGATGTTGTTAATGATATAACAGATGGTGGTCTTGGTGCAGGTGAACTTGGTGTTATTGTAGCACCAGCTGGTATTGGTAAGTCTTGGACATTACAAGCTCTAGGTTCAGAAGTAATAAAAAAAGGTAAAACTGTTGTACATTATTCTTTAGAGTTAAATGAAAATTATGTGGGACTTAGATATGATTCTATATTTAGTGGTGTAACTACAGCTAATATAAAATATCATAAAGAAGATGTAGAAAAAAAGTTATCAAAGTTACCTGGTAAGTTACTTATCAAATATTTTCCAACCAAAGCTGCTTCAGTTCAGACATTAGGTGCTCATCTTAAACAGATAGAGTTAAGTGGTGTAAATATTGATATGGTTATAGTAGATTATGCTGATATATTAATGCCAACAGGAAATTTCAAAGAGAAGAGACATGCGATAGGAAACATCTATGAGGATTTACGTGGATTAGCTGGTGAGTTGGAGATTCCAATATGGACTGCATCACAGGCTAATAGGTCAGCTCTAGAAGAAGATGTGATTGGTGCTGATAAAGTTGCTGAAGATTATAGTAAGGTGATGACAGCTGACTTTGTTATGAGTATGAGTCGTAAGGTTGAAGATAAGATTGCAAATACAGGTAGGTTTCATGTAATCAAAAATAGATTTGGTATAGATGGTGTTACTTATCCATCTACTATTAATACAAATATTGGTGTCGTAAAGATACATGAGGGTAGTAGTCAGTTCGGAAAAGAGACACAAGACAAGATGAATAATAGTGAAGAGTTTCTCAGAAAAGAATTGGCTAACAAATACAACGATATGGAAAAAAAAGTTAGTGGATTTGAATAAAATTGTAATTTAGATTTAATATATATTATATTTATCTATGTTACTAGGAAAGATTATAAGGGTACAGAATGGAAAAGTTTACGTTATCAGAAAAGTTTATAAATAAATACAAAAGAAAAAAGCCGCCATTTGGTTTTAATGGTCTTGGTGAGTTAGTTTACATGAGAACCTATTCAAGAATAAAAGACGATGGTAAAAATGAGAGATGGTGGGAAACCGTCCAAAGAGTTGTAGAAGGTACATACACCATGCAAAAGAATTGGATTGACTCACATCAATTAGGTTGGAATCCATGGCAAGCACAAAAGTCAGCTCAAGATATGTATGAGAGGATATTCACGATGAAGTTTCTTCCACCAGGTCGTGGTTTGTGGGCTATGGGAACAGCAGTTACAGAAGAAAAGGGATTGTATGCGGCTTTAAATAATTGTGCATTTGTTTCTACAAGTACAATTAAAGAAGATTACTCGAAACCATTCTGTTTCCTTATGGATGCTAGTATGTTAGGTGTTGGAGTTGGATTTGATACCAAAGGTGCTGGAGAGATAGTAGTTAAAGGTGTAGATAATGGTAGAGATACACAAGTTTATGAAATACCAGATACTCGTGAGGGTTGGGTAGAATCTCTTAAACTATTATTGGAAAGTCATTTTCATGGTCAAGCTCCTATGGAATTTGATTATTCAAAAATAAGACCAGCGGGTGTACCAATCAAAGGCTTTGGTGGAGTTAGTTCAGGACCAGAACCATTAGAGGAAGTACATGGAAGTATTAAAGAAGTATTGGATAAGAATAGTGGAGAACCAATAACAGTAACAACTATCGTAGATATAATGAATCTTATAGGAAAATGTGTTGTAGCTGGTAATGTTAGACGAACTGCTGAAATTGTATTCGGGGATCCTTATGATGAAGAATATTTAGATTTAAAAAACTATGAAGTAAACCCACATAGAGATCAATATGGTTGGACTTCAAATAATTCAGTTTTTGCAGAACTTGGTATGGATTATACAGAAG